CAAGCAGTCTGCTTTACACGCTGATGCGGATACAGTAAATGACGTAACTAATGGCTCACTTGCTGTTGATACGGCTGGATCTGATGAATTGCTGACTTCTATGAAGCTACGCAAGGACTCATTCGGTAACATTACAACAAGTTCAGCAGGGGATCACTCTATTCCTTTGACACCTCGTTTTGGTGGCGCTACTGCTGCAAGCACTTCTGTTGCATCACCTTTGCAGGTTATTGCACGTATGGGTCGCTTGCTTGACCAACAGAATGTCGACTCTCGTGGTCGGTGGCTGGTCTTGGACGCTGTATTTATGGAACTCTTGAAAGACGAAGATTCACGGGTATTAAATGCCGATCAGGGTGGCTCAGGTCTCCAGAATGGTCTTGTATTGAACAACCTACACGGCTTCCGTATCTATCAGTCAAATAACCTACCTTCAGTGGGTACAGGCTCAGGTACTTCAGGTTCAGCCAACCAGAACACTAACTACGGTGTGATTGTTGCTGGACACGATTCAGCCGTTGCTTCTGCAGAGCAGATCAACAAAGTTGAGTCATATCGTGACCCAGACTCATTTTCGGACATTGTTCGTGGAATGCATCTTTACGGCAGGAAGATTCTTCGTCCAGAAGCAATCGTAACTGCTAAATATAACGCAGCGTAAGGGAGGATAAACTTATGGCTACTTTAACTACATTTTTAGCACCCACTCGTGGAGCAGGTAATCCTTCACGGAAACCTTACATGATTGAAAACACTATTGACCTCACTGCAAGTGCTGTTGATTGTTCATCTGGTGACATTATTCAGGCACTTACTATTCCTGGTGATTCTGTTATTCTGTGGGCTGGTTTTCAAGTTGTAGAATCTGCAACCATGAACACAGGTTCTAACGCTACTGCTGTCCTTGGTACAGCGGTTGACCCTAACGAGTACGTAACTGCATTTGATATTGATGGTGCTGCAGATCTTGCATATGCACCAACAGTAGCTCAAGCAGGTGTTCTTGTCAATGCTACTGCAGATACAATGGACCTCACCTTTGCTGGTGACGGTGCAACCTTCACTGCAGGTAAACTACGTGTTTTCTGCATGTTGATGGATGTCTCTGAAGTCGGAGAACATACTGCTCAAACAGTAGATCGTGACACACTGGCATAATTGCTAATCTAGGGGGGCTGGGAAACTAGCCCCTCTAACTCTGCTAAAAGGAAGTTCTTTCATGGCTACATACATCACTCTAGTAAACCAATTACTTAGACGAATAAATGAGACTGAGCTAGACGCTGCAGGATCAGGATTCACAGATGTACGTAACTTACAAGCACTTGCTAAGGATGCTGTTAATTCAAGCATACGAGAAATACTACAGGTGTCACAAGAGTGGCCCTTTACTCTTACGACTTACACAGAGACACTAGTTGTAGGTACGGGTGTGTACAGCTTCCCTGCAGACTTATCAAAGGTAGATTGGGACACTTTCTACATTAAGAAGGATGCCACACAACAGAATGAACCTCGTAGACTTCCCGTAATTACATATGCAGATTACCTACGTAGTTTTAGACCATCAGAAGATATAGGAGGCACTACAGCTAGGTCTGTACCTCTGCGTATCTATCAGACACAAGATTCTAAGTTTGGTGTTACACCCATTCCAGATGCTACATATGATATTGAGTACCGCTACTGGTCTTTCCCTTCTGACCTAACAGCATTTAACGACACTTCAATAATACCTGATAGATTTAACACAGTTATTATTGATGGAGCTATGATGTATATTATGCGCTTCCGTTCCAATGATCAGAGTGGTCAAATCCATGAGAAGAAGTTTATGGATGGCATTGATAACATGCGGCGATTACTACTAGATACACATTTGTATATATCATCTACTGTAACAGGTAAACACTTCAATTCAGTAACTGGCGCTCAATAATGGCAGAACAACTATCCACGTTTGCTACACCGTGTAGTGGAGGTCTGTTTAACAACTTAGACCCTCTTACGCACGGCGGTCAGTTTGCTGGATCAGCTTATAGGCTAATTAATTACGAACCTGCTCTTTTGGGTGGGTATAGACGTATTAGTGGTTATACAAAGTCTTACGGCGAGCTTACAGGAGATTCAGATAATGTTGTTCCAGTATTAGGCGTTCACGTTTCTGCTGATATACAGCAAGGTATTTTTGGTACAAGAAAACCTGCTAGTGGTAGTAATTACTTACATTGGTATAATCACTATTACACTGTAGCTGTTACTAATGGTACAGGCACTAACTTTTCTGCAGGTGAAACACTTACAGGCGTAGTAAGTGCTGCAGATGATTCAGGTATAGCTGCTACAGGCACAATAATATCTACAGCTTCAAATAGTATTGTAGTTAACTTTGGTAAACTACCTACTATAATCTTTGCTACAGGTAATGTTATTACAGGTGGTACATCTAGCGCTTCTACTGCGGTAACAGGCACTCCTACAGTTATAGGGTGGACTGCAGTTGTGTCTAGCTTTGTAGCCAATGACAGAGATGGTGTATGTGCTGCCCAAACAACTGGTGATGCAGCTAATTTAGTTATCAATGGTGCATTACACTCAAGCAATACAATTAACTTTACAACTGCTGCCTCTCAACAACCTAGAAAGGTTACTATATTTTCTGCAGGTGGGGATGTATCAGGTATAACTCTTACTGTTACGGGAACGGATTACTTAGGTCAAGCATTAGTTGAGGTTATAACTGGCCCAGCAGCAGATGCTACAGTAACAAGTACTAATTACTTTAATACTATCACACAGATAGCCGCAAGTGGTGCTGTTACAGGTAACATAGAAGTTGGTTCTGGCGCTGGGCAATATAGACCTACAGCCCCAACTATGACAGGTGTTACACAAGTACGTTTTGAAGACTTTAACTGGGGCGCTTCTAAGTTTGCATTAGTAGATGGGATTAACCCAGCAGCTACCTATGATGGTACTAACTACATACAGATTACAGATAGTAATGCCCCTACAGACCCTACTCTAGTCTCAGCTTTTAACAATCACCTATTCTTAGCTGGTGATGCTGCAGCACCTTATCACTTGCACTTTAGCTCACCTGTAGCTGAAACAGACTTTAGCCCTGCTAATGGTGCAGGAGTTATTAACGTAGGCTTTAAGATTATACAGATCAAAGCTTTTCGTGATCAGTTATACATCTTTGGTGCTAATAACATTAAACGCCTAGTTGGTGATAATCAAGCTAACTTTGTATTACAGAATGTAACAAATAACTTAGGTTGTATAGCACCTGACAGTGTAGTAGAGTTTAACGGAGAGATTATCTTTTTAGCACCTGATGGTGTTCGCCCTGTTTCTGCTACTGATCGTATTGGTGATATTGAGCTTGCAACACTATCTAAGCCTATTCAGTCTATCTTTGAGGATTACACAGCAAACGAAGACCTATCTACAATCAAAACAGTTGTACTAAAAAAGAAGTCTCAGTTTCGTATGTTCTTCCAAGATCAAGAATCTCTAGGTCTTATTGGTGGTATTAGGCGTAGTGGAGAAGGTGGAAGAGGCTTTGAGTTTAGTCAGATTGTTGGCATAGAAGTTAACCAAGTTTCAAGTGGTTATATAGATAAAGAAGAGTTTGTTATACATGGAGACTCTTCTGGTTTTGTATCAAGACAGGAAACAGGTACTGACTTTAATGGAGCAAATATATTTAGTTACTTTCAAACACCTTTTATTTACATGGAAGATCCAGAAGTTCGTAAAACTATATATAACATCAATACTTACATGAGATCAGAAGGTGTTGTTAGCATAGCTATGGGCGTAGAGTATGATTACGGAAACACAGACGTGTTATTATCTTCTGATTACGTTATAACTACACAAGGTGCAGCAGCTTTCTATGATAAAGCTAAGTATGACGCAGAAGAAATATATGATGGTAACCCTTCTCCTATCAGGTCTACAAACGTGACAGGCTCAGGTAAGTCAGTATCAATTAAATATGTAACAAATGGAACAGACCCCAGCCACACTATTCAGGCTTTTTCCATTACTTACGGTCTAGGGGACAGGAGATAAAATATGGCAGGTTATTCAAGGCAGTCTACATCAGATATTGTACCTACAGCAGTTGTTAAAGCTGCTCCTATAAATGCAGAGTACAATAAGCTAAGAGATGCTTTTACTTTTAGTAGTTCTGCAACTACAGGTCACAGACATGACGGTGACAGTGATGAGGGTTCTTATGTACCTCTAATTGCTGACCCAGACGGTTTAAATAAAGTAGTTGTAGATACTAGCAACAACAGACACGGTGTATTTGTAGAGGTAGGAGGTTCTGCTGTAGAGCAGGTACGCTTCTCTGATGGTCTTATTACTCCTGTAACAGACAGTGATGTTGATTTAGGACAGAGTACAGTTGAGTTTAAAGACTTATTCTTAGACGGTACTGCTCACATTGACACGCTAGACGTTGATGCAAACGCTGGTATTATTGGTACTCTTACCGTAACGGGTGTAACAGCCCTTAACGGTGGTTTAACTATGGACAGTAACAAGTTTACTGTAGCCGATACTTCAGGTAATGTTCTTACTGCAGGTACAATGACGGTTGCAGGTGCTACCGCACTTAATGGCGGTCTTACAATGGACACCAATAAGTTCACTGTAGCCGATACATCAGGCAACGTAGCTACAGCAGGTACTCTTGCTGTAACAGGTACTTCTACTCTAACAGGCGCAGTGACTGCTGATGCAGGTATAAGCATAGACAACATTACTATTGACGGTACAGAGATTGACTTGTCTTCAGGTGATCTTACTGTTGATGTTGCTGGTGACATTATACTAGATGCTGATGGTGGTGACGTATTCGTTAAAGATGGTGGTACTACTTATGCTTCACTAACCAATACTGGTGGAAATCTAATAATCAAATCTGGTACTACTACTGCAGCTACCTTTAGTGCTGCTAATGTAGACTTTGCTGGTACAGTAGACGTAACTGGAGCAGGAACATTTGATAGCACTGTTGCTGTAGCGGGTGTATTAAGTCCTGCTACTCACTTAGACATGCCTGACGATGCTAAGATTAAAATAGGTACAGGCGATGACCTTAACATCTATCACGATGGGTCTAACAGTTATATTGACAACGCTACTGGTGCGTTAAACGTAGCAACAGGTACTAGTGGAATTGCCATAAACATTGGTCACGGTACATCAGAGGTTACTATAGGGGATAACCTTACTGTATCAGGTAACTTAACTGTTGGTGGCACACAGACGGTAGTTGATACTGTAACTATGAATGCAGCAAATGCTATTGTGTTTGAGGGTGCTACTGCTGACGCCCATGAAACTACATTGACTATTGTTGACCCAACAGCAGATCGTACAATCAACCTACCCAACCAAAGTGGTACTGTTCCAGTACTAGCTGCAGCAAGTAACACAGCTATTACCTCTACACCTGCTGAACTTAACATCATGGATGGTGATACTAGTGCAACCTCTACTACACTAGTTGATGCTGATCGTGTTGTAGTTAATGACGCTGGTACAATGAAGCAGGTCGCTATGAGCGACATTAACGGTTACATGCAGAATAACTTAAACACGCAAGCAAATCTAACTACAGTTGGTGCGCTGAATACTGGTTCTATTACCAGTGGCTTTGGTACAATTAACATAGGTTCTTCTGCCTTTACTACTACAGGTGCTGTAAACTTTGGTAGTCTGAATGACGGTACTATTGGAGTCACAGCCTTTGTTGACGAAGACAATATGGCATCTAATAGTGCTACTCTTGTGCCTACACAACAGAGTGTTAAAGCTTATGTGGATAGCGTTTCCGCAACAGCTAATAACGTAACTGGACTTACTTCAACAGCAGATGAACTAAACATCCTAGATGGTGCTACAGTCACTACAGCAGAGCTTAACATCCTTGACGGTAGTGCTACTACACAGGCTACAGTTACTCTTGCAGGAACAGACGGTGTTGTAATCAGTGACGCTGATGTAATGAAGCAAGCACTTGTATCTGACTTTGATACGTATATGGCAAGTACAACTAAAACTCTTACTAACAAGACCTTAACAAGTGCTGTACTTAATGGTACAACTCTTGTTGGTGGTGACTTTATTACAGCCTCTAATGCTACTCTTGACTTAGCTCCGCATGGAACAGGTACAGTTGTCGTAAGGGGTAACACTAACTCAGGCGCAGTAGTATTTAACTGTGAAAGTAATAGTCACGGACAAAAGGTATACGGACAGCCACACTCTGCAAGTGTTACAAATACTTTAATGCTACCAGCAGGTGCTAACTCAACACTACTATCTCGTGTATCTACAGACACACTTACTAATAAAACTCTAACGTCACCTAAAGTTAATGAGGATGTAGCAGTAACATCTACAGCTACAGAGTTAAACTTACTTGATGGTGTAACAGCTACTACAGCAGAGTTAAACATCTTGGATGGTGTGACCAGTACAGCAGCAGAGCTTAACATACTAGACGGTGTGACCAGTACTGCTGCAGAGCTT